TGAACTGTCCAAAACCATCATGCCGGTACCATCTTCAGATGTATGAACAAACTCTTCACTGGTAAAGTCTGGAAGCGTTTCTTGTGCAGCAGCTTCCATACCAGCTACAAGTCTGTTATACATACTTTCTAATGCACTGCCTTTTTCAATATTTGCTATGTTTTCATTTAATGTTGCCATTATTCAGCCACTTTAACAGTTTGTGACAAGAATCCTGATACGGATGCCTTGAATGAATTTATCTTAGATTGTAAAGAAACGAACTGAGCTACATTCATCGGTGGTTGAGGTCCCATCATGGTAGCAGTCATCATTTGTGACATGGCACCTAACCATTCTATCAATATACTAGCTAATTGATTACCTAAAACAGCTGGTTCTTTTGCTTTACCGCTTCCTAAAAACACACCATCTTCGTTGATAACAATTTCTTTAGCATTATACTTAGCCAAAATTTGCTCTGCATCTAAGATGACTTGTGCCTTATCATGTTCTGACAAAATCTGCTCTGCCGTAACCTCAATACGACTTTGTTCTGCTACATCTTCGCTTTTTGCAACTTCGATTAATGCAGATGTTGGGGTATAAGTTGTACGAGCATACAGTCCAGTTTTCTCTAAGTCTGGAACATCTGGAGTATCTTCTGATTCTTCAAATTCTTTGGTTTCTGTTACCCCAACAATAACTTGATTGTGTGCATTTACTTGGATCGTATCAGCATGAGAATATTGTATTACATATTCACGTAACGTAACAGGGTCAGTAACAATTACCACATCAGAATACAAATATGGGATTACAAAAAAGCCGTTTTCATTGTTCTGAATGGCAGATAAATACACGCCCTCATGCAGACCGACAGGTAATTCACCTGTAATTTCTTGTCGGTCTGTAGGATTAGTGTTGTATTCTTGCACATCAACAGTTCCATATAATTCATCGCTAGGATCTGTATGCACCTTTGTTACATATCCTGCAATTTTAGATGTGTTTTTGACCGTATGGTTATATGGATTGATGATTTTGTGCATAGCAATTTGACGGATAGCATCATAAATCCGTTCATTTGCACTTAAATCATTGACTGTTTTATTACTCATAATTAATTATCTTTTTCAGGTTTTGCAATACAATAAGGCAACTTTAAAGTCTGGCGATAACCATTGGTGCCAAATTTCGTGGTCACTTCTTCAATGAGATACCAACCATTTTTTTCTGGTTGTCTAGTGTCTAATAATTCCACTTTTTCACCGGATTCAAAGTTATAATCACCGAACACAGTAACCGAACCTTCTACACCATTCATGTTATACCCTTCAAAATAAGCTTCTGCCTCTTTGACCAAATCTTCTTTAGATATTCCTATTTTACTAGATATATAAGGAATAACAGTATATTGGCTTAAATCAACCTTTTCTTTGACATTCGATTTCAATGCAGCAGACAATTTCATACCTTTTTGAGACATTTTAGTCTCATTCAATTGCTGATACTTTTTATGTTGTGTATCGCTTTGACCTGTCCAATCTGGATTGATTCTCAATGTAATACGGAAAAATTTATGGTCCTTTGTAACACTTTGAGCTTCAACGGCCAAAAATTTGGGGTCAACACTCATCAATGTCAAATTATCTTCCGCTACATGATAATTAAATTGTATCAATCTACCTTTAGCACTTTTATCGTTGTTGACAATTGATTCTGCGGTTTTGGTAGAAAAGTATGAACGACCAACCTTAATGCAAGGTTTACCACTGCTGTCATTTCTTACAAAACAATATAACTTGTATTTTGACCACTCTGTTAATACATCGGCAACAGTTAAGTCTTCTGTCAATTGTATTTTCCCAACATTTATATCACAGCTGCTAGTATCGGGGTGTAATTTGAGACCAGTGCCTTTCAACAGGTCATATTTACCGCCTTCTTTCAATATGTCATTGACCGTAGTGTTGTCAGGTGTAATAATTTTTCTACATGATTTACGTTTCAATCCACTTGCTAAATTTTCACAACGAATTTCAATAGGGGTGGAGGCACTACATTTTACAATATAACCATCAAAATTAGGCGCATGTTTTAATGCTTCTTTTTCCATTTCATCTCTACGTTCCGTAGCACTCTGAAATATTTTACCCTTATCGCGATAATAACCTAAATAGATACGAATACGCTGCCCAACTTTAAAATCTTTGGGCTGGGCAGCAGAAGCACCGGCACGTTTTTCAATGATTGTCCCATCATTCAAACGTTCTGTATAAACAGTTGAAACTCCGTTTTCTTCAATATCTTTAGCTGTTTCTGTGCGTCTAATAACAGTTCCACGAGGAAATTTCACAATAGCGGTACCTATCAATTTTTTATATGATTCGGTAATTTCAATACTACTGCATTCCCGAATGGTCAAGCATTTATCTTCAGCTGGGTCATCTGTGTCAATTATATTCTTGTCTGCTGGTTCCCATATTAGAATTTTACAGACAAGAATATCTACGCCATCAGGATATGATACTGGTGATGAACTTTTCATATTATATTACATCAGAAGTTAATGATTCTAACATTTGAGCAGCTTGATTAGCAGCAGCAGATTTCACTTGATCCAACAATACTTTTGCCCATCCTTTTTTCTTAGATGCGGCAATTTGTAAGTTAGCAGCACTAATAGTATCTTCAACTACTTCTACTGCATCGTCAGGTTCAACCGCAACACATGTAAAACTATATGGTTGGATATTCTTAAACCCTTTATTTTGTCCTAACTGAAAATCTTTAATTAATATCTGAGTGACATTAAATTGTTGAAACAAAATATTGAATACATGAATCACACCCTTGTGTTGCATCAAAGTGATGAATTTTGATACATCTTCGTATGGATAAACATCAGGATAATTACTAGCAATTTGTCCTGTAACCGAAAATGTAATATCACTACCTGAAATCAGTTCTTTTCTTGAATAATCACGCCCTTGAACTTTGGATAAAATTAAGTTATTGCCGCTTTGTGCTTGAACAATTGCCCCTAAATCCAAAAATACGGGACTACCTGGTACCTGGACCTCTGTTGCTGTATTAAGGCCAGATTTGGATGCTTGGTCTTGACTTAATCCTTTAATCTTGTCCCAATAGGTATTGAAAGAAACTGTTTGAGTAGTTCCATTTTCATTCTTAATCCATAATAACAAACCTTCGTTTGCTGGTTTGCCTTGATATTTAAGTACAATTCCTAATTTATTGTGAAGGTCTGCATCTGCCTTTTGACCATTGGTGATAATCTTTTGCAACTCTTTACCTTGATATTTTTGATATGCGGTAACTGCATTTTTATATTCCAATTGACGCACATATTTAGGGTACAAGTCGTTAATGGTAGCAAAAGTCATTTGCATCATGGTTCGTTTGGCAGCATATACAAACACACTGTCATAACCTCTATGCGAGATGAACTTTAATTGTCCATCTCGCTTAGTATAGTTGCTGGCATAAAGGGCAGCATTAACACCAGTTGCAGCCATCCCTTTACCCACATTAATTGATAATTTTGAAAATGCAGAACTTATAAAACTCATATTATGCCATATTTGCGTTAAAGTCTTGAACTACATCCAACAATGCTGTAGCCAATTCTTGTTTGAGATTATTTACAACAGCAGCCTTACGTTCGTCTGTCATATCAATGTTTTGTACATTCATAAGGTTTTCAATACGTACAATCACTTGTTTTGGAGCCGCACTACCTGTATTGTAATGACTCTTATATGCTGATTGATCACCGCCAGCATAGAATGGATTGTCGTTATTTGGAGTCAAATTTGTTAATGAGGTATTGTCATCTTCTATTTCCTCCATTTGTCCTGTAACGGCATTAAATCTAGTATTTTTAGAAACAGACAATCCAGCTCCAGCCTTACCCCACATTGGCAATGCTAACAAATCTCCAAATGCCGGACGAATATCAGGATTAAATTTCTTGATAATTCGTTGTACATCAGTATAACCAGCCATTACGTTTTGACGTGAAATTGTAGCTTCTTCTGTTGGTGAACCAAACTCACCAGTTGAAGTGTTATAATTCCATGCGCTTGCCCATTGTGGAGAATTATATAATCCCAATTCTGGATTAAAACTAGCAAGTCCCATGTTATACAATACTTCATGAATTTGCGCTGGTTCTGGAATAACTCCTTTTGCATATTTTACAATTAAGGCAGTTATAGCATTAAGCATTATGGAATTAGCGGTTTTCATACCATTTAAACCATATTGTGCTTCCAACTGTGCAATCAAAGCGTTTACA